CGCCGCAAAGCACACCGCAGATCTTGCCACTGCCGTCAGAAGCAAAACAGCCGGAGCCGACGCCGCTATGCTCGCCGACATGCTCGGAAGTATTGCAGAAGAGGCTAAACGATATGCTGGAATCGCTGACGACCGCTACAACGCTGGAATGACGTGTGAGTGGATTTACGACTCGGTTAGAGTGTCAAATAACAACGCTGTAGCCATTCATTAGTGTTTTTGCGTAAAGCGCGTGTATCAATAACTCGTTACTCAGGTAGTGATTTCATTATGAAATCTATTTCTCGGCCTTCAAATCGGGAAGTCCATCCACAGGAGCCGCAATGGTACGGAAAATCATCGAAGCCGCTTCCGACTTGTTTAAGACAGTTGGGACAATAAACCGCGCTGATATACCCACCCGCGGGATTTTTTCTAAAGGCCGCACCCATGTGCTCGACAAACTCATCCTTTGCCCGATAAGCCGCTATTTCCTTCTCAAGTTCTACGTTCTTGGCTTTCGCCTCGGCAAGTTCTTTTTCGGTGGCAGCATGGGATTTCTCAAGTACGTCAATTTGCTCTCCAATGAAAGCGATGCGCTCGCGAAGGACCTCGTTGCTTTGAACCGCAGAGAGCGCACCGACAGCACTTTTGATAGAACTGATAAATAGGCTGATATCCATTATCTTTTACCTGAACAATATGTGGGAGAGCCCAGCCTAACCTGGCAATAGGTTAATGAGTATCCTGATGTTTGATCAGTTGCGGCATTACAGCAGGCATTCACTGAGTGTCTGCAATAATGACTAACGTTCTTTGCTGCCCGCATCCAATAATCGTATAATTATTCTACGCTATGGCAAAATTACCAAGGATGCAAAAATGAAAGATGGCCTTTATAAGGTAGTTTTTGACAGTAATGTTAATCCGAATGGTCAATGTGATGGGATAGTTTCAATTCGTGATAATCGTATAAATGGTGGTGATTACGTTTGCTTTTATCGTGGTTTGATCCAGTCTGGTGGCGTTACCCTTCAAGTGGTTCGCCACAATCCTAACGACACCACTGTATTCAATGGTGTCGACAATGTAGAGCTTGCACTCCAAGTTAAAGAGATCGGTGAAGGTGCTATTTTCAATGGTAGTGTCTGGAGTAGACCAGATTTAACTATCAGCGGCAGCTTAACTTTTCTTAGCGAGCTAATCTAATTGTTGAATTAAGCCGCCTTCCTGCAGTTTTTCTTTGTCGTAACAAAGGCCACTTTCGAGTGGCTTTTTTAATGGCTTAACAACAGGAATAAAACCATGGCAAAACCGGACTGGGGAGCACTGCAAGACCAGTTCCTCGCCGACCATGCTAAAACGGGTATATCACCGAAGGAGTGGTGCGAAGCGCGGGGACTGAATTACACATCTGCGCGGCGCTATATCAAAAAGCCAACTGCGCAAAAAACTGCGCAGAAGAAAGCGCGCAATGCGCAGACTGAACAAGCCCCTACCACTGCGCAGTATGAGCAATCCTCAACTGATGCGCAGACCGATACACAGGAAAGTGCGCAACCTTTCAACCTGCGCAATTACGGCCTTAACGATATGCAGATCAGGTTTGTCGAAGAGTATCTTCTCGATCTGAACAGGAGCTCTGCATACAAGCGGGCTGGCTACAAAGGCGAAGGCAATACGGCTTACGTTAACGCCTCGCGCCTGCTAAGAAATGCTAAGGTCAGTAAGGCAATCCGCGACGCGCTGGACGAACGTTCGCGAAGAGTGAAGATAACGCAGGACGAAGTGTTGAAATGGTGGTGGGACATTGCGACGGCAGACGCTACGCAACTGACCGAACATCACCGCGGGTGTTGCCGTTACTGTTGGGGGCTCGGTTTTAACTACCAGTGGCGCGATGCAGTCGAATTTGAGGAAGCGGAAGAAAAGGTTAAGGGGAAAGAAGGCGCCATACAGCCTAAGGATACGGGCGGCTACGGCTACGACGGCACACTGGACCCGAACCCGGATTGCCCCCGCTGCAATGGCGTTGGTCTGAGCCGTCCTGTTTTCCACGATACGCGAGATTTGAAGGGTGCAGAACGCCGACTTTTTGCCGGGATTAAAGAGGGGAAATTTGGCCTTGAAATGATTACCCGCAATCAGGATGAGGCTATGAAGATGGTCGCACAACACCTCGGCATGCTGAAAACCAAAACTGAGTTAAGTGGCCCGAATGGTGAGCCCATACAGCATAATCACACAGTAAGCGCGGAGGATCTGACTGATGAGCAGCTCGCCGCAATTATCGCTGGTAAGTAAGCAGGAAGCAGCGGCCGAGTTACTCAAACGACGTAATGCCCGGGCCAGCCTTCACGACTTTATTCAGTACATCAACCCCGAATATATAACCAGCAAGTTCTCGCAAACGGTTTGCGATGCTCTGGATCAGTTTCTGCTGGATATGATGAACGGGGTACGTCCGATACTGATTCTCGGTGCGCCGCCGCAGCATGGTAAATCCGATATTGTCTCGCGTTACCTGCCAGCGTATTTCTTCGGAAAATATCCTGAAATGCGCGTAGGTGCGCTGTCCTACTCTGCTGACCTTGCCGGGGATATGAACGCCGACGTTCAGCGCATTATGTCCACGCCGGAATACCGCAACATATTCCCGGGCGCCTGGCTGGGCAATAAGCCGGCTGATGGTGTGGCCGTAAAGCGTAACACTGACGAATTCGGCATAGCCAACCATAAGGGGACGTATGTTTGTGCTGGCGTAGGCGGCCCGTTAACGGGTAAGAAAATCGATCTCGGTATCATCGATGACCCAATAAAAAACGCCAAAGAAGCACTCAGCCCGACGACCAAAAAATCTATCTGGAACTGGTACGTTTCCACGTTTAAAACGCGTCTGTCGAAAAACAGCGGCGAAATCATCATGGCGACCCGCTGGGCGACGGATGATTTATCCGGCCGTGTAGTGGAAATCACGCCACGCGCTAAGGTGCTGGCGTTCCCTGCAATCAACGAGCAGGGTGAAGCGCTGGTGCCAGAGCTGCACCCAAAAGAAAAACTGCTCGAAACAAAAACCATTCTCGGGGATTACTTCTGGTCTGCGATGTACCAGCAGTCACCAAAACAGGCTGGTGGCTCCATCTTCAAAGACGAATGGATCAAGTATTACCTCCCGAAAGACTTGCCGACCAACTTCGACATAGTCATCCACAGCTGGGATATGACGTTTAAAGACAGCGAAGGCACTGACTACGTTGTCGGTCAGGTGTGGGGTAAAAAGGGCGCCAATGCATATCTGCTTCACCAGGTACGCGCCCGCATGAGTTTCACCGCAACACTCAAAGCCGTTAAACGCATGGCCGACGAATACCCCAAAGGCTTGCGCAAGCTGGTGGAGGATAAAGCCAACGGCCCGGCGGTTATTGATTCATTGAAAAGCACGGTCGCAGGGCTCGTTCCAGTAGAACCGGACGGCAGCAAAGTCGCCCGGGCGCATGCGATCACCGCTGTGTGGGAAGCAGGTAACGTTTTCCTTCCCCATAAAGACATCGCCCCGTGGATCACCGAGACGGTTGAGGAAATTACCACGTTCCCTGTCGGCGCGAACGATGACGTTGTCGATGCAATGACGCAGGGGTTACGCGATTTGTATCAGAGAAAAACACTCAGCCCACTGGACATCATGTAATGACGAGAAAAAATATCGTTGGTCGTCTGAATGATGGCCTGGTTAGCTTAATGACCTCGCTCGGCGAGAAGATTGGCGCAGTGCGGTATAGCAGCAGTAAGCCTGACGTACCTGATAAAGAGCTGCTCGCGATGTATAAAAAATCGTGGGTGGTTAAAAAGTACATCAACAAAACCGCCGACGACATGCTGAAGTTGTCCCGTAAATTTTCGGGCGATGTCGATAGCTCCATAACCAAGCGCATCGCTGATGCCGAAAAAGAACTGAAATTGAACGCAGTCTTTCACAGCGCGCTGGGGTGGGCCTCCCTGCTGGGAGATTCGCTAATCGTGGCTATCACTGATTGTGCCGATGACCAGATCGCCTTACCGCTCAATTTGCAGAGCGAAGATATCGTTAAATTCCTGGTGTTTCGAAAAGGTGAGTACACGCCGGACAGTAAAGTCATTACCGACATACGCTCGGACTGTTTTGGTGAACCGCTGACGTATCAACTTGACGTCGGGACGAAGCAACTCAGATTTCATCATTCCCGCTGCTGCCGGACAAAACTGGGTAATCACAGCATCAAGGACCGCGCCAAGTTTGGTACGTCAGACCTACAGGCGCCCTACGAGCACATCAAAACGTTCGACACCGCAATCCTTAGCACCGGCGACACCATTCAGGAGGCAAACGTCGATGTGCTGTTTATCCCCGGTATGAATAACCAGATTGCAGCGGGTCAGGAAGGGCAGGTTCGCGAGTATGCCAGGGTGATGAAGGACACCAAATCCTCAACCGGAATGTTATTGATTGATGCTGGTGATACTCAGGCGCAGGGGCGCTATGAGCAAAAAAACGCGCAATTTACCGGGCTGTCGGATGTGATCAGCAAAATGGCGATTGTGCTGGCCGGGGCGCTGGACAGACCGATAACGGTTCTGTTTGGTGAGTCGGCCAGCGGGTTCAGCAGCGGCGAGGAAGATAACAAATCCTATTACGAGACGATTAACGGTCTGCAGGAGTCCCGGCTTCGCCCTATGCAGGATTTCGCCGACCAGTTCACGCTGGACAAACTCTCCATTACGGAAAGCCTTACCTACGAATATCCGACAATCGACAGCATTAACGAGGCTGACGAAGCTAACCGGTTTAGCCAGTATGCGACGGGCTTCAATGCGCTGGTTTCGTCCTCAATTCTGACGGAAGAGGTCGCCATCAGGGAGATGGTAAACCGCGGCGTGCTGAAGACTGTTACCGAAGCTGAAATCAAGAAGATAGTCAGCGCCGGGGCGAATGCTGGCTTCTGAGGGGATTATGGAATTAAAACTGCTTCTTGAGCGTAAGCAGGGACGTTTGAAACCGCGTCGCCGGCGAATGCGTCCCCCGACCGCCAGTAAGCGAGCAGAGATATGGTACCGGGACAGGCTGACGGATTTTATCGACAGCATGGTCCAGACGTTTGTTGACGAGTTGGGCAAGCCTGCGCTCACCGATGCTCCTGATAGCACATCTCTCTCGATTACGACGCGTCTTGCTGCTGTCATGCAGCGTCTGGCGAGCATTTCAATTCAGGAGGTCGCCGCCAGACTCTCTGCCGGATTCGTTGCGCGGGCAAACCTGCAGAACAAAGAGCAGACGCAGCGCACTTTCTCGCAGGCTTTTGGGATCGACCTGACCGGGATGCTCGGCGATGGTGCGATAAAGCCAGAAATGGAAAAGGCAGTAAGTGACAACGTTGACCTGATCACCTCTATCCATACCGACTTTATCCACGATATCGGCGCGGCGGTTTTTGAGAACATGAAAGACGGTGGCCGACATGAAAACCTCATTGATCTGATTAAGGAGCGTGGGGAGGTCACCCGCAATCGTGCAAGGTTCATCGCTCGTGACCAGACCTCAAAACTGAACGCAGACCTGACTGAAGCGCGCAATGTGGCGCTTGGTCTTGACCTGTATGAGTGGGGAGGTACTGGCGACGAACGGGAACGAGACAGCCATTCCGTTCTGAATGGCATGCTTTGCAAATATTCGGATCCGACAGTCTATTCAGACGACGGCGGTAAAACGTGGAAGAAACGTTCCTCCATCGGAGCATTTGTCGGTAAGCCAGGAGAAGACTATCAATGCCGGTGCCTGGCTCTCCCTTACGTCTCATGGGATTAATCAATGAAATGGAAACGAACACCGCAGGGGTATGTGATTACCACTGCGACGATCACCCGCGCCGGACCGATTGAATATTACGGTCACGAGCTGGGGCTCACTGGCAGCGATGCCAACAAAAAAATCACTGTTGTCCGCACTCTCGACGAATTATCAAAACCTGAAACACTCGCTTCATTCAATGGCCTCCCGTTCACCATAACGCACCCCGACGACGGGGAAGTCACCGCCACTGACCACAAAGACAAAGCATCCGGGCATATCGCCAATACCCGTATCGAGGGCGGCGAGGTGATCTGCGACGTTTATCTGACGGATGCCGTTGCAATTAAGACGCTGGAAGAAACGGGGATACGTGAAGTATCCGTTGGATATGAACCTGCTGAACTCGAGGAAAGAGGCGGGAAGTTTTACCACATCAACATTCGCGGCAATCACGTCGCGGGCGTGGCAGAGGGGCGCTACGGGCCTCAGTGTAAGTTAAACGATAAAAAAGGTAAGCCGATGTTCAAAACATTAACTGACGCCCTGAGTTTCCTGAAGGGCAAAAAACTGAAGGATGCGGACGGTGCAGCGCTAACTCCTGACGAACTGGTCGGCATGATCGCCGCGCTGGAAAAAGCACTGGAAGAACTCCAGGGGCAAGGGACTGACGAGGCGACGGCAAAGGCTCAGGAAGTGCTGGCGCAACTCGCTGACCTTAAAACTCAACTGGAAGGCATGACGGGGGCACCATCGCCGAACGATGAAGATCCTGCCGCTGGTGGTGACGACAAGGATGCGAAAATCACTGCGCTGGAAACCGAAAACGCTGATCTGAAAGCGAAAATTAAAACGCTGGAAGAAGAACTGGAACAGCTGAAATCCGGCAATGAAACCAGCACCACGCTGGCAGACGCGAAAGCCCGTTTCCCTAAAGTCAGCTTCAATGATGCCAAATCAGCGCGTGACGTGCGCGCCGCCGTACTGGTGAGCACTAAAGCATTTAACGATGCTGAGGTCAAAGTAATGACTGACAGCGAAGTCCGCGCGGCTTATGCAGCCATTCAGGCCACCTCGAAGCCACGCAGTGAAATCGGTGCTCATCTGTTTAACGACTCCGCGAATAAAAGCACTAAAACCGCAACTCAACGCCTTGGGGGTAAATAACTATGACTTTCGGATTTACTGACTGGGATAGTGCTAACGGCACTATTAAACCGGGTTCAATTAAACGTGCCTCCAGCTCAAACGACAAAGTCTGGGGTGAAGAGAACCTGACCGAAACGAAATTGCCCTACGGCACGTTTGTAGCCGTCAACCCGGACGGCGGCGTGATGCCTCTCGCAGCTGGCAAACGCATTCATGGGATTGTGGTGCGTGATATCTACGGTGATGGTGCACCGCACAACAAGCAGGTCAACGTCGGGCATTTTTCCCACGGCGATTGTGTTGGCGCGCTGACAGTCGATGACGCTGATTTTACTCGTGGCGCGGCGGCTTACATCGTGGCGACGGGTGCCGATGCCGGAAAGGTGACGACAGAAGCAGCCGGCAATATTGATTTGGGTTACTGGGTGGAAGATGTGATCGCGGGTAATAACTGCGTGGCTATCACCTTGGGCTACGTACAACAGGCAGTTCAGCAGACGGAAGGAGCATAACCAATGCCTATGGAATCAGCAGATTTCGAAGAAGTGCTGCAGGAAGCACTCACTGAGCGTGACATGGAGTTGCAGGAAAAAGAACTGCCGGAGATTAATATCGGCGAGGCTCTCCCGGTCAAAGAAGGCCTCGATTTCTCCCTGGAATATGTGGATTTCGGCGTGTCCGAAGTGGTCGGCTCGGTGAAAGACGGCATCATTGGTAACAAAACCAACAGCCTGAAAACCATTGATAGTGATATCGAATGGCTGAAAGCGCCTGTTGGCCAGTGGGCTAAAGCCGCAACCTGGACTCAGCAGGAACTGGAGAAGATCGCACGTCTGAACATCAACCTGCAGACCAAAAAGCAGGATGATTTGTATGCCAACGCCCTCGCTACCATTCAGTATGCCGGTTACGTCGGCCATCGCGGCGTTAAAGGGCAGGAAGGGTTGCTGACAGGCGCGAAGGTTCAGGTTGTCATCGATGCTTCAGGCAAAACCATCGCCGAAATGACCTCTGATGAATTCGTGAAGCTTGTGCTGGATGCTTACAACGTGGCCTGGCGCAAATCCAGTTATCGTATTCAGCCTACGCATATCGCCATGGACGCCAGCGACTTTATGCTCGCCATGCAGAAGTTCGACCCTAACCCGATCGTTGTGGGTACTGACCTGCTGCCGATTGCGGCAATGGATCGCATTATGGCGGCGCTGCGTAAGGCTTCTGGTAATGAGTCCTTCAATATTACTTTCGTGAAAGTCCCGAGCAATTACGCGGTAGGTATCAAATCGGGTAAAACCCGCCTGGCCATCTACACATACGAAGCCGATTACGTCGAAATGGAAGTGCATATGCCGGAGCTGCTGGCGGCACGACAGCGTGATCTGCTGACATATGAGTGTGGCTATCGTTCTGCCTTCTGTGGCGCGATGTGGAAACAGCCGCAGTCCGCGGTGTACGTGGATTACAAATCCTCTCCGGCAGAGTAATCACAGGGGGTAGCATGGAATTCACCGTTCGTTACCCCGAGTTCGCCAGTGTTGCCCCTGCACGCATAGAGGGGGCGCTACAGGATGCAGCTAACCAGATGAGCCGCAAGGTGTGGAACAAGCTCTACGAGCAAGGGCTTCATGCTTTAGCGGCGCATCTGCTGTATGCGGCTGGCGCGCTCACTCCCTCTGGAAGTAGTAACGGGAAACCCCTACAGACAATCACCAGCCGATCCGTTGCAGGCGTGTCTCTGGGCTACTCTGCGCCCGATGCCGGGTTTGGGTCCAGCCATGACGGGTACGGCTCAAGCTCATTCGGCCAGGAGTATCTGAGGCTTCGTAAGCTGGTTGGTGTGCATGTGCTGGCGATACGGTAGTTAACAGGGAGTATTTTTTATGACTCCGGAAGAAACGCTAAAGCTTACCACCGAATACCTGAAGAACCTGCAGGCGATGAAAACGCATTACGTTGCAGTAGGTTTGCCAGCGGGAAAGGTGGGAAATAAAACCCACGATGACGGAACATCGATAATTGAGATCGGGGCGGTTCACGAGTTCGGTGCTGAAATCGATCACCCTGGCGGGACGGGGTATATGGCAACCGGTGGAAAAGCTACTTTTACCCGCAAGACCTTCATGGGACCGGTTAGCGGCTTTACGGCGGCCCACAAGATAACCATTCCCGAACGCTCCTTTCTTCGCGCTCCTTTCATCCTCAAAAAGTCGGAAATTAACCGGTCTATCGAAAAGGCCTGTGAGGCCGTAGGCTCCGGGCGTATGGATGCTGACATCGCTTTAAATTTGATAGGCGCGACGGCGCGAAATATCAGCGTGAAAGCCTTTGAAACAGCAGGCTATGGCACGTGGCCAGATATCACAGAGGCAACGAAAAAAGCAAAAGGCTCGTCGGCGATCCTGATTGATAAAGGGCAATTGCGAGGAACAATTACATGGGAGGTTCGTAAGTGAGCGACTTATCAGACCTTGATATGAGCGACGCGTTAATCGGCTGGGAACAGCCTGTAAAACTCAAAACCCGAACTGAAACCACCGTAGATTTTGAACCGGTCGTGACTGTTAACAGCCAGGACATTCTGGCGGTGGTGCAAAGTGCGAACAAAGAGAATCTGACGCTGGATAGCCTGGACTGGTCGAAAGAATATCTGCTGATTCATGCGCGGCTGAAAATTGAAACCGGTCAGTTTATTGAGAAGGGAGGCAAGGACTACAAAGTCGTGTCCCCGGCTGATTTTATGGATTACGGATTCTGCGCTGTCATCGCCGAGGAAACCCGGCTCCCGCTACTGGTGCCAACGCCATGACACAACCCCATCTGAAAGCTGTCGCGCGTTTCGTGCGTGACCTTCTGGACTACGACGAGCAGTTGATCAAGTTCGACCGACGGAACGTGCAGGCCTCCGACTTTTCCACCAGTTATATCGTGGTAAACGGCTCACTACCGCAATCAGTCCTGGCTCGGGGCCAGCGCTTTAATGGTAACGCGGAAGTGATGACCTTTAGCGCCTCGGTGAGCCACGCGATTGTCCTGGAGTTTTACGGGGATAAGGCTTACGTCAATGCTGAAAGCTTCCTGATGCTGAGTGAAAGCCAGCACGCGAACGAACTGCGCCGAATACATTCACTCACCATCATGGCCGTCTCAAACATCATCGATGTGGGGCAACTCCTGGGGCAGTCCCACGGCAACCGTGTTCACCTGAGTTTCAATGTTCAGTATGCCCCTGCGCGGAACGTGCAGACACTGCGCATCGATACGCCGCAGTTTCAATTTTTAGAGGACAAGTAAATGTCGGCATCAATTAATAACGTCATTAATGTGACGCTTCTCGAAGAGGGGCGGGCGGCGGCGCGCGATAACATCAACGTCTGCGCGATTCTGACCAGCCAGCCGGGGGTATTGAGCACCGCTGAACGCTGGCGTTCATACAAAAGCGCACCTGCTGTCGAACAGGACTGGGGGGCTTCTTCGGTCACCGCAGCTTTTGCGAATGTGTTTTTCGGGACCAGCCCTAACCCGGTATCCGCGGGCGGCACGCTGATCGTCGGTTACTGGAACGCTGCCGGGGAAACGCTGCCTGCGACCAGCGGTGTACTGCGTGGCGGTGAGATTTCTCAGGCAGTCGTACTGCCAGCGTTACGCGAGAAGTCTGACTGGTCATTCAGTATTGAGATTGACGGCACGAAGCACGATGTGACCGCAATTAATGGCATGACGGCGGCGACACTGGCAGATGTTATCGCCCAAATCCAGACGAAGATCACTCCAGCAGTTGCATCGGTTGTTTTTGATGGTAGCCGTATAGTTATCACCAGCAAATCAACAGGGGCTAACTCTGTGGTTGGTTTTTCGAAAGCGATCGCCGGTGGTTCTTTTATTGGTGATCTGCTGGCTATTGCTGAGGGTTCTGGTGCATCACAGACTAACGGTAGCGCATTAGTGAAGATTTCACCTGAAACGCAGCTGGAGTCTCTCAGTAAACTCAAAGCACAGGTCAACGTAAAAGGCGTGGCCTTCATCGACAAGATTCTCGATGCGCAGGTGCCATTAATCGCTTCATGGGCGAAAGCGAATGCGGTGATCGTGTATGAGACGTTTACCGGTTCGGCAGCTCTGGAAGTTGATCCATCTAATCCGGCATGGGCGGTCACACTCGCCAGCCAGAGTAATTTCCGTATGCTCTACAGCAAAGCAGGCAACCGGAAATTTGGTGTCAGTTATATGGCCCGCACGCACACCGTCAATTTCAACGGAGAGCGTACCGCAATCACTTTGCACCTCAAAACAATGAACGTGCCGGCTGAAAGTTATGAGCAGACGGAGATCGACAAAGCGAAGCGCGTAGGTCTCGACATCTACACCACGATTAAAGACGTTCCCTGTGTGCTGTCGAGCGGTGCCAATGATTTTGTGGACAACGTCTATAACCTGATGGCCTACGTTGACGCAGTGCAGACGGATTCCTTCAATCTCCTTAAAACCACGCCGACCAAAGTCCCGCAAACCTATTATGGCGTTGATCAGTTAGAGGACTGTGTAGAAAAAACAACGCATGGGTTTGTGAAGGCCGGGGTGTTCAATCCGGGTACCTGGACGCTGCCTGACTTCTTCGGGGATCGGGATATGTTTTTGCGAAATATCGAGCAAAACGGGTATTACGTGCTGGCCGGTGACCTGAAAGACCAGTCAACTGCAGACAGGCAGGAACGCAAATCCCCGGTTGTTCAGGTAGCAGTGAAGAATGCTGGTGCTGTTCACAGTGCCGATATCATCATCAATTTCAATAAATAAGGAGCGGTAAATGTCTCAGATTGTTATCAGTGCAGATACCGCGACCATCGTTCTTAATGGGCGAATCATCACGGATATTGCTGCGGGGGACTACGTCACGCTGACGCCATCCAATCCGCTTACAAGTCGCGCCAATAGTGCGAATAACGGCGTCACAATCTCCGGACGTGTTGATGCCGGGGTGCATGTGATGGTGATACGTGTCCAGAAATTTTCTAACGATGATATCTGGCTCAACCAGCAGCGTAACGCCGCGATCCCCGTTGTCTTTAATGGCTCAGTTAAAGAGTCGTTCGTGCGCGACGGCGCGGCACTGAAGGAAACCTACGATCTACAGGCCGGTTCTATCACCACACAACCGACGCAAACCAAAAACAACCAGGACGTTAACGCACTGATGGAATACACCATTGAGTACCGCAATGTCGTGCGTAACGTATAAGGCCAGATATGTCTAAAGAACAGCAGAAAAAAGCACTCGAGATGATCAAGGCGGTCTACGATGACGGTTTTGCTGAAATCAACGGCAACCGCTACGACTTTGCAGCGATGACGCACAAAAAACGCCGCAAGGTTTTTGCCTTTTTCACAGGTATTGCCTCTGAATTATCGCGGCAGTCTCTTGAGTTTCTGGACTCAGAGCGATTCGAGGAAATTGAACGCCTGATGTTCGATTACGTTCTGTTTGACGGTGTGCAACTGTCCAAGCAGCCGGAACACTTCGAATCCTACCCTGGTGATTACGTCATGCTAATCACAACAGCGCTTCAGGTTATCAGCCTGCCTTTTATGGGCGGGAGCAATATGAACTCACGTTCAGAAGCTCCAGACGTTCAGAAATTTACGTTAAATCCTCGAACATAAGCGACGACATGAGCATGTATCTGGCGCTGTCAAAGGCCGGATACGGCCCCTATCACGAACTTGTTAAATTAGACACACCAGAGCTGTTTGACATGCTTGAGTTCGAGAATATCAGCGCAGACATTCAACACTACGAGATGGAGAAGGCGCGGAATGGCGATAGTTAACGAGCTTATTACCAAATTCGGCTTTATCGGTGATCTGGCTCCGCAGGAAACCTTCAATGCGAATCTGAAAGCGTCTATTGGTCTGCTTGCCGGTCTTGGGGCTGCTATCGCCGGTTCGGCTGCTGGAGTTGCTGGCTGGGTGACGTCTATTAGTCAGTCTATTGATCCGCTGGTCCAGTTCTCCCGGGAAACGGGCGTGGCGATCGAGACCGTTCAGACACTGGGTTACGCGGCGTCCGTAAATGGTTCAAGTGTTGATGCGTTGCAGGCTTCGCTCGGTGAGATGACAAAAAGAGTGGGGGAGTTCGTTTCCACCGGAGAGGGGGAAGCAAAAGACGTTGCTGAAAGGCTGGGCCTTCAGTTCAAGGATATGAACGGGCAGGTAAAAAATTCCGATGTGATATTTCGTGAACTAGCCGACAAACTGCACGGCATGAGCCAGGCAGAGAAGTTTTCTGTTCTGGATAAGATGGGTATAGACCGTTCCATGGTGCAGTTGCTATCCATGACAGGCGAAGAAATATCTTCGTTGCAGAACAAGGCTGAGGCGCTTGGTGTTGTGACGCAAGACCAGGCCGATCAGTTTGCAGCCTACAACGATTCTCTGACTACGCTGGGGAAAGGTTTTGATGGTATCAAATTTCAGGTTGCCGTCGGATTTGTGCCAGTGCTGAAAGACCTGGTGGATGGGTTTACGGACTTTCTCATTGCTAACAAGGATCTCATTAAAAACGGGTTGGCTCATCTTGGTGAAATTATTTTCTCCGTCATGGGTATGATCCGCCGCTTCCTGCCGATTATTGGTCTTATTACTACCGGATTTGTAGCCTGGAAAATTGCAGCTATAGGACTTAGAACGGTGCTGGCAACCATATTCTCTCCTGTCGTACTGATCACTGCCGCCATTGTCGCAGTCGTTCTTGTTATCGATGATTTGCTGACGGCTATGGAAGGTGGCCAAAGCGTTATTGCTGATTTCTTCAAAGATAACTGGGGAATAGATATTGTTCCCGCACTGAAAGAGGCGAAAGCGTCGCTCATGGACTTCATAAACTACGCCATTGGCGTGTTTAAACCGCTTGCTGATGCGATTGCCTCAATGTTCAGGATGGTGTGGCATCTCATCACAGGTGCGTTTACGGGGGATTTTCAGGATGCGATGAAGGATGCGCAGAATGTCTTTGATTCTCTTATAGCGTTTATCACTGGTGCATTTGGTGTCGTTGGTGATGCGATTAAATACGTGTTTGGCGATGCCGGCGCGTTTGTCGTTGATGTATTCACTACTGCCATCGAAAACACGAAGCTGATGTTCTCAGCACTATGGAAGTTAGTCACGGGAGATTTTGAAGGTGCATGGGGGGATGTGGTTAAAATCTTCGATAACGGCGTTGAACTGATGAAAAAACCGTTCACGGTTTTTATTGACTGGGCGAAAAACATCTTTGCTGGGCTGGGGGAATACATCAGCAATATTATCAACAACGCTGCTTCAAATGCCTGGAATGCGACAAAGTCATTCTTCGGGTTCGGTGAGGATGAACAGCAGCAGGGAGTAACCGGCGGCGGTAACGGCGGCATGAGTCCAGATGGTATCCCTTATGGCATGAATGCTGCGGTGGGGATCGCTGGTGGTGGCGTGACAAGCAATTCAAGCGTCAGCCAGCAGAACACGATTCACATCAACACATCCGATCCGGTTGTCGCCGGGAATACTGCGGCAGATAGCCTGCAACAAAACATGAAGGATGCCAACCGGTTGAGTGGCAGAGGAGGTCGGTAATGGGGATTCTAGACGGCCTCATGCAGGCGCAATCTTCTGGCAAAGATACTGTTAAAAAGGTAGGGATCGGCGGATTCTCAATGTTTGCCCGAGTGAGCGACGCTACTGAATACCCATCCCAGGTTCCGGTAGACGTGCTGGAGGACGGTAGTAACGCGTCTGACGATATTATCAACGGCCCTCTGATGATAAAAATCAGCGGTGTTGTTGCCGATATCTATGTCGATGCGAAACCAAACTCTTCTTTTAGCCTGACGCCAGATTATTCGAAGTATGGCGAGGTGCTGGAGTACATCCCCACAAAGACGCAGCAGCAGTTGCAGAAAATGAATGAGATTGCCGACCGCGCAGAGCAGGCCATCTTAAAGGCAAAACGCCTGGCTGATAAAGGCGCCGACCTGTTTGGGCTGGTGGGCAACCCGTCTATTGGTGGCGCAAAAGGTATACGTGAGCAATTTCTCGACTTCCTTGAGGGGGTCTACTACGGCAAGCAGCTTATTTCCGTGGAGGTGGATTATCGCACCCATGAAAATATGGCATTAAGCGGCCTGATCATCAGCACCGACAATCAGACTAAGGAAACTAAGTTTGAGGTCAATTTTACAAAAATCACCTTCACGCAACTGACTGCCGCACCGATAGAGCAGCACTTCAAATCCCCCTCGGTAGCTGCTAAATCAAAAACGGCGGGCGTTGCTAATAAGGGGGCACAGACTCCGGCAGATAATTCAAAAAGTGGTAGTGGAAAATCTAAATCAGTCTTTACCGCAATACTTGGGAGATAATATGAATCAGATCTCCAACATTACCGACGAGTCTATTCAGCGCCACGTTCTGATCTTTGACCGTGGTGAGGCTGTCGTTATCCTTCGCCACCTGCCAACGGTTGAAATGTGGAAGATGCGCGTGGAATACAATGGCGATTATATTGATGGCGTAAAGTTGTCGCTGGGAACGTTGCATTTTCGACATAAAAACTGGCCGTTTGATATTGCGGTGCTTGCTACAGATAACACCGGTATAGACCCGTACCGCGCAGATGATTTCGCCAGCGGACGATGTGAGCTTTACATGGTAACACCGGAAGAAATGATTGAAATTCGCGGGGGAGACGTACCGTAATGGAAACTTTTTATCGTGACTATCGTCTGACGGTTGGGATCGGTAACCAGGCTGTGATTATTCAGCCACCGATAACTATTTCATTTAAAGCGCTTGAATCGGTAAGTAAAAAGTCTCTGGGTAAGTTGAGTGTGTCCATCAACGGTTTAAAGCCCTCCTCGCGTCTGCAATTGCTCAAGTCTGAAGATGAAGAGAAGTACATCCCGGTAAGGCTGGAGGTTGGTTACGACGGCAAGCTGCGTCAGGTGTTTCAGGGTTCAGTTAAAAGTGGGGCAGTTAAGCGTGAGGGTGCGATCCACATCGTCAGCCTGGAATGTGAAGACGGTGGCCACGACTATATCAACGCCTTCACATCGCGCACGGTACGCGGGAAAGATCAGGTCGTCGATTCTGTCTTGCAGGACATGCCGAACACGAAGAAAGGCTCTGTGACGAAGCAACAGGCTCTTATCAGGCCGAAGGTTCTAGTGGGAAGCTCCAGTAAAATTCTTACTGATATGTTGTCACCAGATGAGAGCTTTTTCATCAAAGATGAACGGGTGCATATCCTGAAAGCGAATGAAGTAACTTCGGGAAATATCCCAGTGGTTAACGCTCGTAGTGGTCTGCTAAACACCCCGCAAGCCACGAAGATTAGCGCGCAGGATGACGGCGGCCAGAAGGGGCAAAAGCCTACTAACGACCCGGAGACTGATCCGGGGGGGAGTAATAAAGAAAAGGTTGACTCAAGCACGCTAGCCCCTCAATCGAAAGGGCAGATAGTATTCGATACGAAACTGAATCCTATGCTGGTAATTGGCGGCCTTTGTGCAATAGAGAGTGTCACGAACCCCGCGCTAAACGGGGTTTATAAGATATACCAAGTTGAAACCAGTGGGCAGAACAACGGGGCGGCTTGGTATCAGAAGGTCGTCTGTCAGCCAGCAGGGAATTACGTGGTAATCAAGTGACTATTTCATATCGAGACAAACTGTAGCGATATAATCGCCCATAGCCGTTAAAGATGTAGCCGCAAAGTCTCTATCATCTATTTTTTCGGTGCTCATAATTTTCTTTTGTTCATTAACGAAGTCTTTTTTTATTTTGAGGCAAGATTTTTTATCGTCCAAACCGTCACGAACAACTTCACGAAGTGTTTTTTGAGCGGCAGGAAGTCGTGATATTGCTTTTGATTTTTCCGTATCACTCATATCAGTGAGTTGTATCGCCTGCATCATCTCGCTCTCAAACTTCGCTTTAGCAACGTCTGCAAAAGGTCCTGCATGTGATGCCGTTGCAGTGACTAATCCCAAAATAAAAACTAATTTTTTCATAATTCATCCCAGAGAAAAAATATGGTTGAAGAACTTCACGACACTATCAGCCTTGGTGTTGAATTCGCTCTGGCCGATGTTCACACCATTGTTGTCGCAAAAATAACGTCTGTAAATGACAAAACAATCAGTTGTGTCCCCGTTATCAATCGGGTTGTGAAAGGAAGCAGCAAGCAACTCCCAGAGTTCATTGAAGTCCCCCCGGTAATTTTGCAAGGCGGTGATAGTTATATCGCCGAACCAATTTCGGCTGGTGGCTATTGCCTCGTCCTTATCTCTGAGCGTTGTTATGACGCCTGGTATGCGGGTAGCGACTTTGTTTCACCACTTGAAATGCGTATGCACGATTATTCAGATGGCTTCGCTCTGTGTGGGGTTAACCCACAGGCTACCGCGATCACTATCCCTAAGAAGAACAGGATGATGAAGGGGGATACTGACCATGAGGGTGATTTAAAACTCACAGGGAATATTACCCAGGAAGAGGGGAAGACGACTCTGGAAGAATGCGATGTTCTAAATGTACTGCAATATTCACAGGTAAAGACAGGCGGTAAGTCTGGGGTGTCTGGTTCATTTCGAAGCGATGACGGGAAAACAATCACAGTTACCAACGGTATTGTCACGGAGATCTCATGATTGTTTCAGCACTTGATAAAAATGACGACTGGGGATTTGGGCGCGGGAAGGCAAACTATATAACCGGCGGTGCTGCTATCGCGCAGAAAGCCAAATGCCGGATCCGCTCGTTCAAAAACGATAATCCTCTCAACATGGATGACAACATCGACTGGCTTTACCTGTTATCAGAGAAAAATACCGAACAAGAGATTCTGCGGGAGATAGAGCGCGTGACGCTGGCGACGGATGGGGTTATGCGCATTACCGCCCTGGCGATGGAGGTCAATAAGGCCACCCGGTCACAAAAAATCGAACTCAGCATTGAAACCGTCTATGACCAGCAGACGATCACCTTCCCGGTCAACGGAGCGTTGAAGAATGGCACTACAGTTTAGCGACAATGGCCTTGAGACAAACACTCTCCGGGAGTTATTTCAGGAACTGAGCGACGGATATAAGGGAATTTATGGTCAGGATATCGATTTAGACCAGGAATCTCCCGACGGTCAACGCGTGGCAATCGAAGCTCAGGCTCGGGCAGATATTGAAGCCGCACTTCAATGGCTTTATTCCCAAGTGGACCCCGATTTTAATACTGGTGATATGCAGCAGATTATCGCCAAACTTCACGGGCTTTTCCTTCGCCCCGGCTCCCGGTCTCAGCGAGACCTTAAAGTCACAACAGACAGGCCGGTGCTTCTCTATAGCGGGTACAAGATACGGGACCAGGCAAATCAGGTCTGGGCTATCCGACAGGACGTGACCGTTCCGGCGGGCGTCACAACAGCCACCTTTTTTGCTCAAAACTTTGGGAAAGTTACTGGGCTTGTGAACGACACCTTCACTCAACTCACACCAGAACCAGGGATTGTGAGCATTATCTCTGATTCCGCGGTTGTGGTCGGTCGGGATGAAGAAACGCCTGAAGAATTCAGGCAACGCCGGAACCGGTCGCTTGAGAACCCGGCAACAGGTAGCACTGGTGCGGTTTTCGCCAAAGTTGCTCAACTGACAGGTGTAATTGATCTGAATATCGGCGAGAACGACACAAAAATTGATAATCCAACGACGGGGATCCCAGCCAATTCAATATGGCTGGTCGTTGAGGGGGGAGCAATTTCAGAAATTGTGGAGGTAATGGTTAAACAGAAAGGCGGTGGAACGGGAACGAAAGGCAGCATAACCGGGCGTTTTACCGAGACCCTGATTCGGCCTGACGGCACCTCATTTCTTATAGCCCATGAACTTCAGTTTGATCGGCCCATCTATAGGCCGCTTCATATCAGGCTTAATGCCCGTCGGAAGATCCAAAGCGAACCGATAGACATCGATGCTCTCAAAAAATCTCTTGCATCACGCACCATGCATATTGGTGAGTCTGTGGATGCCAATGAATTTTATGAGAATGGGTATGGGGTAGGACGGGTAAATTTTGTGCTGACCAATCTGCAAATTAGCAGTAATGGGGCAGATTACACCGATGCTGAGTTATCGCCAGGCTTTCAGGGAAAGTTCACGTTGAGTGTGGAAAATATAGACGTTAACGAGGTGGTCCAGTGAATGACGACATCATTAACCGCTACACGCTAATGCTCATCAAGCAATATTGGGAAAAGAAAAATGCAAGGTCAGAGATACAGGCCATGCTCAGGCACTGGCAAATCATCGCCGATTTTATTCGTAACCCAGATAACTTTGATCTCGACCGGGTTACCGGATACCGGCTTGATGTTATTGGCCGGATAGTCGGCCTTCCCCGCAGTGTGCCGGCCGTTATTGCACGTGTATTTTTCGGGTTTGAAGGACATCTGAATACCGCGGGCTTCGACAGTAAATCTAATGCCGCGTATGTCGGAGCACCTTTCTACAGCAAGTTTTCCCCGGCATATGGTGACTACCAACTGGCTGACAATGAGTATCGCAGGTTCCTCCGGGTCAAAATTGCGCGAAACGCCGCTGGCGCAACGATAGCGTCAGACGATCGAGTCAGCCTGCAGGATGTTATACAGACGGCATTCAACGGCGAAGCTTACGTGACCGACAGAAAAGACATGACGCTTGCGCTGAACGTTTCGCCGCGGGTATCAGTTGAAGAGTTACGCCTGATTGTGAAGCTTGGCCTGCTGCCGAAACCTGCGGGTGTTCGATACGATTATTTTTATCAGGTGACTCCTGGTCTGACATTCGGTTTCTCGCGAAACCCTTCGGCCAGAGGATTCGCCAGCAAGTTTAATACCGCCTACCAGGGCGGTTTTTTTTCGAGGAAAATCCATGTCTAAGATTGCACGATATCAGGGAAATGTTCGGGCTTTTGCCTCTGATGCACAGGGAATGGAAAGAACTGTGTTTGGGGGAACAAATCAGGCAGACGACCTGACCTCGCAAATTACGGCATCATTCCTTCGCGGATGGGGCATTGTTGGCGCTTCCGAACACCCCTCGCTTGAGGACTTCAATGCGGCAATGTATGCAATGAGTCAGTTCATTGCGTATCAGCACCAAATGGGGGTTCCAGAGTGGCATGCACAGCAGGAATATCATCTCGGTTCGATCTGCACATATAACGGTGAATCTTATCAATCCTTACAAGATGCAAATGTTGGTAGTCCGCCGCAATCAGCAAAATGGACTCCTGTATTAACGTCAAAAAACGGTCTCGCAAACCTTGGTTTAGGAGAAACAGCAAAGCAAGCTGCTGGCGCAGTCCAGAAAACTGGCGATGAGATGAACGGGAAGTTAACCCTGCCACAGACATCTTCCTTCGGCGTGAATACTAATAACACACTGGGCGGTAGTTCCATCGCTATCGGTGATAACGATACCGGGCTCAAAGGGAACGGCGACGGTAATCTGGCATTTATGGCTAACAACGTGCTGGCAGGATATTTTAATGAAAATGAATTGCAGCACAGTAAAAAGATGCTGACTAAAAATTTTCAGGCTCTTGTTGATAATAACTGGCCGGAGGGGGCGGGGGGATTTTCTGGTCAGTTAAGCAGTGAAGCACCGTTTAGTGTACCAATGGTTCACCGTCAGAATAATGATAATAATTTTTTCCCGCTCCTGAAAGGAAAGGTCTCACTGGAGTCTGGCTATCCTGTAGCCGCCTCTTTCGGAATATTAACTAGTGGGAATACTAATTTCCCACAAATTGCAATTCACGCGAAAACAGACTTTGATGTTAACGATAAAATATGGGTATTTGATGTTGCAACCGGAGAATTTCGCGCGCCGGGCAGGATTACAGCTACAGAAATTTTATTGAGCGGTAAAAGCCGTGTTGGTCCTGATGGTAATTTATATGGTGATGTGTGGGGTGGCTGGCTGAATGACTTCCTTATTAATAATTACAACCGTAAAAATACTGCCAGCCTCGGTGATTATGGCTGGGTTCGTGACGAAAGCACCGGGTTTATAATGCAATGGGGGACACTTGGTAGCTCAAACGGAACCTACAATTTCCCGCGAGAGTTTCCGACATCCTGCTTTGCTGTATTTGTCACCAACACTAATCAGCAGGGAGGTTCAGTGGATAATGCGTTTGGATACCCGGTGAGTAAAAGCCAGTTTTTTGCCGCGACTAAAGCATCATCAGACGGAAATGTCGTAAATGGCTATCCTGTAGCCTGGTTTGCGATCGGGAGATAAGTATCAATGAGCGATTATTATTACAGCTTTAAAGAGAAAGGTTTTTTCTACAAGCCGGATACCGAATCGGGAGATTGCCCGACTGATCTAATTCCTCTGACTGATGAACATTACCATGAACTTATGCAGGGTCAGGTGGACGGAAAATATATTGAGCACAGGAAAGGAGGCCCGGTACTGGTTGAGCATCGCGAATATACACCTGAAGAGCTGGTTGCACAGGCTGAAGCCAGAAAAGCGGAACTTCTTGCTGAGGCTGAATCAGCCATTGCGCCACTGGTGCGGGCGGTAAAATTGAACATTGCTACAGATGAGGAAATAAAGCGGCTGGAGGCATGGGAACTCTACAGCGTCATGGTAAACCGGGTGGATAC